CGCTTATCAAATCAATATTTCTATGAATTAAGAGTTACTAATCTGCAATGTAAGTTCACATCTGCAACCAAATGTATCGCTGTTGAGCCAGGTGATGTAATCAAAGTTACACATACATTACCTGACTGGGCTAACAAATTATTTACTATAACTGAAGTAGAAGAACTCGAAGATTACTCATACAGCATTACTGCTATAGAATACAATCCTACAATATATGATGATAGTTATGGCGCAACAATAGAAACATTCGACTACGGTTCACCACCTAATCCATATGGGCCTGTTACAGATGTAACTAGCGTTACTATTACAGAGAACGTATATACAGACAAAGATGGTAGAGCAATATCAGATGTAAATATTGTGTGGGTTCCTCCCACAGATAGCACAATTCAATTCTTAGACTATTATAGAATAGAATTTAGCAAAGACTCCGGAGACTATACTCCATCTATAACAGCTGACAAAGACAAAACAACAGCAGTTATACACAATGTTGAAGCAGAATCTACATACACTGTTAAAATAAAGTCAACTTCAATTAACGGTATAGATTCTAACGGAACTGAATCAAATGAATTAACAACAGAAGGAAAAACTGACCCACCTGATAAAGTCGATAATTTTAGTTATGTATTTACTAATGAATTAGCATTTTCTTGGGATAAGAATAGTGAATCTGATTTAAGTGGATATGAAATACGTGACGCCGATACTAATTGGGGTACACAAAATGCTAACTTGATTTATCGTGGATTAACTAATAAATATACAATCGTAAATCCTGGTTCAAGAACTCCTGGGACGTATTATATACGTGCATTTAATAGATCTAATATTTTCTCGTTAGGTTCACGAACTGCAACACCAGTTAATGCTGCTCCTATAATTGGTGGATTTTCTATAGATGTTTACTTTGGTTTTGCTAAAGCGTATTGGGACGATTCAAATGATAGCGATTTATTATACTATGAATTATATAAATCAAAAACAGGTGCTTTCGCAGGAGAAGAAACATTAGAGAAAAAAGTACCTGGAACATCAACAAGTATATATGGAGAACCTCCCCAACAAGGCACAGCTGACAGTGCTACAAATAATACATTAGTAGATGCGTGGTTTAAAAAATACGCTGATGATTATTTTAATGGATGGATAATATTTATATCAGATGGATTAGGCAAGAATCAAGGCAGGACAATATCTGATTTTACAAGTGCAACTGGCACATTTACTATATCAGCAAATTGGGCTGTAAATCCTGATGCAACTTCAAAATTTATAGTAACAGATAAAAAGTTTTACAGAGTACGGGGTAGAGACACATATGGGGCAGGTGATTATTCTCCTATTAAATCTTGCACTTTTACTGACCTAACAGAAGAAATGTTAAAAGATGGCGCAATAACAGGGAGAAAAGTGTATGCAGAAGATGTCATTACATTAACAGCGCAAATACGCGACGCTGTAATTACAAATGCAAAAATACATGATTTATCTGCTGATAAAATAAATGCTGGAACTATAATAGTGCCGGTTACTTCTAATCCAACACGACCTATTAAATCTGAAAGTATTCAATTATCTAACAATCAATTACGGATATACGACGAAAACGAAAATTTAAGAGTATTATTAGGAAATTTAACTACAAGTTGAAATGAATATACCATACGGACTTAAAGTAATTGATGGATCAAATCCAAGTAACTACACTACGATAACACCTCGTATTTCTACTATTATAAGTGCAGGACAAGTTACAATGCCTAATGCTCTAAATGGTGATGGAACATACGGCGTTGATATAGCACTTCCTGATTCAAGCATACCAAGAGGTGATATCGGTGCTATGGTGTTTCCGATAGAACATACATATAAAATAACAAATGTACTTTATTCTTCACAACACATTGGATATATGGACGATGCTGTATCTTATTACACTCACGAAAAAGCTAATGGGCAAATGACTTCGTGGACAGCAGGTGATCTAACTCCAGGCGACGCTGACGAATTCGATAACGTAGCTGGTATGTTCCCCGTAGCGTTTTGGGATATTATGGGGCAGAGTACATTATCTAATGTACGTTTGTTCGCAGGGATGTGTTACTTAGTGTACGATGTAAGCGAAACATCTTATATTAAAGTATATTCAATAGGCAGTAATGGTGTTAGTAAAGTAGAATATCAAATAACAATTAAAAATTACGACTATGAGTAATTATGGGTTAAAAGTATTTGATACAAGAGGTAATAGCAGTTTAGTAATCCCTAAACTAGCGCAAATTATTTCTAATGGGACAGTCACTATGCCTAATGCTTTAAATGGTGATGGTACTTATGGTGTAGATATTGATTTACCTGGAGATGAAAACATTAATAACGGCGATTTAGGAATGATAGTACAAGTGCGTGATTTTGATTGGAGAGCAATTATTAATCAATTTACTTATGCTACTAATAAATATTGGAATATGTTCTACGGTGATGATAATTATACATACTATGAAAAAGATACAACAACAGGGATAATGACTGCGTGGACTCCTGGAGATTTATCAGGTGGTGATATAACAGAATGGAATCCTTTAATTAAAATATCACCTATTGCTGGATGGGATAAGTACGGTTCTTCTTCAAAAGCAATGCGCATATTTGCTGCTATACATTATGGATTTTTATATCCTTACGCAGGCAGTACAGCTACAACAACGTTATACGCTCGTAATACTACTCACACAATTAATACAGTATTAGGGTATAAACTATTAGAAGTTCAAGGAGCAATAGAAGCTACAACTTCTTCTAAAACTACGCCTCTTTCTTGGTATATTCACCAAAGTACTACTACTAAGTTTTACGTTAGTATAGTACATGGCGATGGTTCAGAAACATTAATAGGAAATGGGATAGCATCAGATACATGGTCTTGGACAATAGGTGGTGATACAACACAACAATCACAACGCACTGGCGCTACATGGAGTTGTCCTGCAACAACACTTGACCCGACAGACGCTATAAAATTACGATTACACATGACTTTAGTTACATATCAAGGACCTGTTTCAGGATATATCGGAACATTTATTACTGAACAGTTGAATTGGTCAAAACTAAACGCTGCAACATGGACAATACCACGATACGTATGGATTTATCAAAAATTTCAAGCTGCTTATGGGTACGTTACAAGCAAATGTTATTTTGGTTCTGCTTCAAAAGAAATTAAGATAACTGGGTTGAGCTATAAACCATTATTACATTCTACTAAATCAGTTGCAACTATTGGTAGTAACGGTGTTTCAGAAGTCGACTATGTAATTTATATGAAAAACTATAAGGGAAATTAAAATGAGTTTTGGCTTAAAAGTAAAAGATATAGCAGGTAAAACAGCAATTATAACACCTTCTATATCTAATATAATCAGTGCTGGAACAATTACAATGCCTACAACATTGCAATGGAATGACACATATGGTGCAGAAATAGATTTACCAGGAAACGACCCATATCGCAAAGGAGACATAGGAGTTTTAATAACAGTAAGATATTTTACATATTCATACACTGGTATCTGGGCAGTAGTTTCAGGTGGTGGTGGAAATGAGTATGCTTTAAAACGTTTTGTATATATTACTGGAACTACTTATTATACTCGCAATGACGCAAACGGCGCAATGTCAGTATGGGTACCTGTTCAATCAACCGATACTCTATACAATATTTTTCCTATTGCTTTTTGGGATACATTAGGGCAATCTGTATTTACATCAGTACGATTATTCGCATCCATGTGTCATTTATGTTACGACGCATCGCACTCTGTTTATAAAGAAGTCTATACAATAGATGATGTTGCATATGTTGATTATGTTATTTATCTTAAAAACTTACAGGAGGAACGCTAATGTTACTTGGATATGATATAAAAACGAAAGATGTTAAGTTTATATTTACAGATGAAGAATATTTAGATTCAAAATATCCGAATAACACAGCAAAAATTACTAACTTTTGGGGGTCTGCCGGAGAGGGGTTAAAAGAATTTTTTATCCCTATCAATGAATTTAGTGATTGGGGTAACTATAAGGATTACAAAATAGAGAACATGAAACTTATTAACAAAGGAGCTTAACTTATGAACATTGAACTCATCAGGCAAATCGGGTTAGGAGGCTGGGTATTAGTAGTAATAATTTTATTATTAATATGGACTGTTAAAACAGTAATAAAAGAAAGC